GTAAGGTATCTTTAAGGCGCAAACAGTTTGACGTTGCAATGGCTGGTAATAATACAATGTTGATATGGCTAGGTAAACAGTACTTGGGGCAAATGGACAAGCAAGAAACTAAAATTGATAACACTATTAAAATCAATGAAGTTAATCTTGATCAAGATGATATGGGGCTGTAGTGATTGAATTAATAAATAGCACAATAGATAATCTAGACTTGTTTTCTTTTGCGATTGGTTCAGTTTGGGCTACTTTTATCATGACTGTGGTTAGGTGAAGTTTCGCAAAACTAAAATCCAAATCAAAGCAACCCAAGTAATGGCAACCACTGCCAAGCATACAATGTGCTACGGCGGTTCGCGTTCTGGAAAGACCTTTAATATTATAAGGTGCATTGTAGCAAGAGCCGCAAAGCACCGATCAAGACATATAATATTAAGGCTTACATTTAACTCGTGTAAGACTTCTATTTTTATGGATACTTTTCCTAAAGTAATGCAGATATGTTATCCAAACTTAAATTACAGTGTTAATAAGTCAGATTACTGCGTGACGCTGGATAACGGTTCTGAGATGTGGTTTGGCGGTCTTGATGATGATAAGAGGGTTGAAAAACATTTAGGTAAGGAATATTCTACAATCTTTTTCAATGAATGTTCTCAATTGTCATATTCAGCTATTCAAATAATGCTTACACGTTTAGCTGAAAAATGCCCACTTGCTAAGAAAGTCTATTATGATGAGAACCCCCCGTCTAAAAAGCACTGGTCTTATTGGCTGTTTATTAAAAAGCTTAATCCAATTGACAATGAGCCGTTAGATAACCCTGATGATTACGCATCAATCGTAATGAATCCAAAAGACAACCTTGAAAATATTGATCCAGATTACATAAAGATGTTATCTCGCATGAGTGAGAAAGATCGCATGAGATTTCTTGAAGGTGCTTTTACTGATGATGATGATGGTGCCGCTTATTATGCCTTTAGTAGAGAAAGACATGTCAAGGAACAAGATCGACGTGCTGGGTCATTATTTATTGGGATGGATTTTAATGTAATGCCAATGACAGCCGTTGTCGGGCAGTACTACAATAATACTTTTCACATACTGGATGAAGTGTTTTTAGAAAATAGTGATACTTACAAAATGGTTAATGAGCTTGTGAGCCGTGGTTATCAAGGGACTGTTATCCCAGATAGCACCGGAAAGAATAGAAAAACATCAGGTAAATCAGACCACCAAATTATAAAAGAAGCCGGATTTCAAATACCATATGTCTTTAACCCATACCAAGTTGATCGAGTGAACAACATAAATAGACTTTTTACAGCGAATAGAATTATAATTGATCCAAGGTGTAAGAAACTTATTGGTGATCTTGAAAAAGTTTCATGGAAAGATAATAAGCTAGACCAGAAGACCGACTCAATGCTCACTCATATATCTGATGCGTTTGGTTATCTTTGTTGGAAACTTGCACCACTTGAAGAACAATTCGATACTGAAGGTATAATCTTTGAATAGCTGGGAATCTCATGGCAAAAAATCTTAATTTAAATGATCAAAATGTAGTAACTGAACTAATCTCTAATATTGAGGGCAGTGAAGAACGTGGAAGAAAAACCAATGAATTTAGATCATGGCAAATATATAGCGGAAACGTTAAGCCATATGTAAAAGATGCTATCATTGCAACAAGACCAAAATCTTATACTGGTTACACGTTTAGCGATATTTCATTTTCTAAAATGATTACAGATACTAAATCAAAAGCATACAAAGAAGCTCCATTAAGGAGTGTTGACAATGATGATGTTAAGAACGAGAGACTTAATGTCATATATGAAGAGGGTGATGCGAGAAGGCAAATGCCATATCTTGACACGATTACTAATCTTCATAAGCATTCTTTGTTATGGGTTAATTATATTGACGAGAGTGAGAGATATAACTTTATGTCACTGCAAGGTTATGAATATAGCGTTGTGAGAGATAAGGACACTGGTGACTTGATAGGTGTTATTCTAAATTATGGTAATAGAGATATCACTTCTGGATCAAATTCAGGTGATGGTCTTGACGCTTTAATAGCCGAGTCTCAAGCTGACTCAAGTGCCGGTGCTAAAATTTATGCTATGTGGTCTGAAAAAGATTTTGTAGTAATTAAAGTCGAAGAAGATAATATTATTGGTGAAGATGGAAGACCTACTGCTAAAAAGTCAGTTACATATGTAGATATTCCAGGCAATCCACATAATGAAAATAAAATTGGTGTACTACCTTTCGTTTATACTTCACAAGAAATGGCTATTGATTTCCCTACACCTTCACCACTAAGCGATCAAACAATCACGGCAAATGCCATGCTCAGTGAGTATATGACAGCAACAAACATACAAGGTACAGGTCAGTTGGTTGTATCTTATCCTCAAAAACTTGAGGGCATGTTTAAGAAAATGACTACTGGTTTATTATCAGCAATCAAATTGCCTCAATCAAGCAACCCAGATGATAAGGAAACTAAGGTTGATTATATCAATCCTAATCCTGATTTAGCTGGTCAAAAAGAAACTACACTTACATATATTAAACAGGTGATGAATGAGCATGGAATTAAAAATACAAGTAGTGTTGATTCTAGTGCATCTTCTTTCAGCTCTGGGCTTCACATGGCAATTGCTAATGCTTCTGTCCAAGATATTATAGAAGAAAATCAATTGATGTATGTTGAAGTTGAAAAGCAAATGTTTACTATTATCAAGGCGTGGGAATCATTTCTTGGTAACTCTGTATTTAAAGATGAGGACCAATTAAACATTACTTTTAAAAAGCCTAAAGTTTTAATCTCTGATAAAGAGGTTCTTGAGAACGTTGAAAAGCGTTTAGCTCTTGGCTTAATTGAGAAGTATGAAGCTTTAATGATATTAGATCCAAATTTGAATGAGAAGTCTGCAAAAGAAAAGGCTGACAGCATGATGCAAACTAAATTAGATTCTGTAAAAGGTTTAGATTTTGGCACTGAAGAAGATAACAAAGAATCTTAGGTTATCACTTGCTGATATACCAGAAGATCAACGTGAAGAGTATAAAAACGAAATCGGGGAACTGGTTCTCGATGAAATACTTCGAAGTGTTGGCAATGGAAAATCCCCTGTTGATGGATATGGTGCTTTTGAGAAATTAAATGCTACTTATGCAAAAGAGCAAAAGGGCGGTAATCGCACTGCTAACCTTGAGCTTGATGGCGATATGTTGGACTCTTTAGAGTACAAAACAACCGAATCTGGTATTGAGATAGGTATCTTTAAGTCAAGTGAAGTTGGTAAGGCTGATGGGCATAATGATTTTAGTGGTAAATCTAAACTCCCCACAAGACGCTTTATACCTAAAGGAACTGAAAAGTTCGATAAAGATATACAAGATAAAATTAAAACAATTACAAATGATTTTTCTAAGAAGAAGAAGTTTGACGTTGCTCCTGAGTTACTAGATACATTGTCAGCCGGTCAATCAGCTAATGCAGCCGTAACGATTGATGACCTATTTAGCGAGAGTGCTTTCAATGCTCTACTGGCTGGTATCTAATGGCTAATGCAAGGTTTAATACCAAAAGCATTGAGGGAAAATTTAAGCAATATAAAAAGCTCGCACAAAAAAGAGTACCACCAGTTTTAAAAAGCGAAATAGTCAGTGAAATTAAAAAGGGGCGTTCACCTGTAAAAGGTCAAGGGCGTTTAGTTGGTTATAGCGATAGTTACTTAGAAGCCATTGCATCAGGACGATATACAAGGTTCGGAAAACAAAAGAGACCTGTTAACATGACTCTATCTGGGAAGATGCTTAAATCAATATTTACAAGGTTTACCAAGAATGGAATTGAAGTAGGGTTTGACGATCCTTTAGCTGACATTCATAATAGTCAAGGTGCTGGCAAATCTAAAGTTATTAGAAGATTATTGCCAACAGAAAAAGGTGAAAAGTTTAAAAGTTCAATCACGTTAAGGATAAGAGAAGTTTTAACCAGCGTGATGAAAGATGTATTAAAATAATGCGCTCAAAGAATTTTGACGTATAACAAAAGGAAAGTTTGAATGAGTCAAGAAGTTGAACAGTCAGTAATCAAAGAAAGAGAAGTTGAGCCAATCATTGAAAATCAAGAAGTTGACATTGATAGTGTTATGGTAAGACTTAAAGAGTTAGAAAGTATGAACGGAAGGCTTTTGAAAGAATCTAGCTATAATAAAGGTAGATTCCAAAATCTTAAAGGTAAAATTGAAGATGATCACATCAACAAACTTGAGGATGGTGGAAATTTTAAAGACCTTTATGAATTAGAGAAAAAGAAACGTTTTGAAGTTGAAGATACTCTAAAAACATCAAGAAAGAATGGTATGCAAAAGGATATGAGATTCAAGGTTTCATCTCTTGCTTCGGACGCTCACAATGTAGACGATATTCTTGCGGCGTTACCCAAAAAAATGCTTGCAATGGATGAAGATACTTTTGAGATTTCGGGAATTGAGGAGGCTGTTAATCACGTAAGGGAAAACAAACCATATTTTTTTGCTAAAAATACTTCAAGTGGAATGATGTCTGGAAGACCAGATGGAGCTCCACCAAAAGATAAAACATTAGACGAAAGAATTAACGAAAATCCAAACGCTGTATTAAATGAAGTTCTAGCAAATATGCTAGAGTAATCGGCACAAACCAAGGAAGAAAAAATGGCTGTAACAGGTGTATCAGATGTAGGTGTAGCAATTCAAAAAGTTGTATCTGCTTTAACAACAAAAACTTTAATTCAAGAATCAGTAGCTTTATCAATTCCAGGAGTATGGGATAGATCAAATGAAGTTGCAGAGGGTATGGATAGACTAGACATGCTTGAGCTTGCTGAACTTGCAACACAAGATGTAAATGAGCTTGGTGGTGATATGACTCCACAAACAATCAATCCAAGTAAAGCTGAATTAGATTTAGACCGTCACAAGTCTATTGCATTTTCAGTTACTAAAAGAGGTAATCTTCAATCTAAAATTGCTCTTGTTTCTAAGACAGTTGAAACGGCTGTAAGAACTTTAGCTAATGAAGTTGATGATGCAATCTTTGCTGAAATGGTTTCGGCTGCTAAGACAACAAACACTGTTGCTGGTGCTGATGCTCTTGAGGATATTTTAAACCTTAAAGAGCAATTTGACCTTGATAATGTTCCTAAAGCTGGTCGCGCATTAATTGCTTCTCCAGTATTTATGAGTGTTGTACTTGGTACAAATAGCGTTATCAAAGCTAATGAGTTTGGTTCTGCTGAAGGTATTAGAGCTGGTCTTGTTGGATCAATCTTTGGAATCGAGATCTTCGAGTCAAGTTCTGCTTCAATCCCTAATGATGGTTTTGTTGCTTGTGGAATGGAAGCAGTTGCTTTCGCTAGACAAAGAGCTGTTGAATTTGAAGAAGAGAAAAAAGTATTAGGTCAAAGAAGTGACTATGCACTGACTCATCTTTATGGTGTTCAGTCTACAAAGACATCTCTTAACCCAAGAATTTATGTTCATAACCCTGCTTAATAAATAGCTAGTTTAGGATATCGGGGAGGCTTAAAGGTCTCCCCTCTCTATATATGCAAATAACAAACGTAAATATATTTCTAAGTGCAAAGAAACCTGAAAAGCTTATTGAGCTACAGGTTATTAATAACACTGTTAACGGAACACATTTTAATTACCAAACACCTGTCTATGATGGCGCTACTTGGTACGTGTGGTTTTTTGTAGATATAGAAAACTGGATTAACCCGAGCGAAATAAAAGGCAATGCCTTGAAACTTGCAAAAGGTGAGTTATGACCAGAAGTTTTGTAAGTAATAATAGAGATGTAAAAACGAAAGATTCA